CGCAATTCAAATGCAAACACAGATTTTTGCCTAGCGCGTGCGCAAGCGCGCGTGCGCGAGGGGATTCCGCATGTCTGAGAAGAAAAGCCGCGTCGACAGCGTTGATGAGGCCGTGAGGATTGCCTCTGCGGCTTCTGATGAGATCCAGTTTCCTGAAAACGTGCCGCTCGACAACGGCGACGTCCCATTTTTCAAGAACGTCATTGCGGAATACGCCCGCGCCGATTGGTCGGCGCACCAGCTTGAGATCGCTGCGATGTTGGCTCGCACGATGGCAGACCTTGTGAGGGAACAAGACCTGCTTCGCACTGAGGGATCGGTCGCGTACAGCGAGAAAGGCACGCCCCTGGCGAACCCGCGCAAGGCAATTGTCCAGATGCACGCGTCTTCCATCCTTTCGTTTCGCCGATCACTGGCGCTGCATGCGCGCGCCGTACAAGGCGAGGCGAGGGACGCGGCCAAGCGGCGAGACCAAGCCAAAGAGATCGAGGCAGGCGCGAGCGTGGACGACGAACTCCTAGCCTAATCGAGGTTGTGAATGCTTTCTGAGGCCGTGGTCGGCGCCATCAAGTGCGGCCCGATCCCGGTTCTGCGCGACTGGCGCGCACTGCCGACGTCGGAGCTAACCCGCGGCGAGAAAATGTGCCGCTTCATCGAAGAGTATCTGGTTGTGCCAGAAGGCGCGCTTGTCGGCCAGCCAATCAGGCTGCTGGACTTCCAGGTCGCATTCATCCTTTCCGTTTACGACAACCCGAACGGCACGTCACGCGCCTATCTCTCGATCGCGCGCAAGAATTCGAAGACAGCGACAATCGCTTGCCTTCTGCTTGGCCACGTCATTGGCCCAGAGGCGTTTCCGAATAGCCGCATTATGTCCGGCGCGCGTTCCCGCGATCAGGCTGCCGAGGTCTTCAACTACGCCAGCAAGATGCTGATGATGTCGCCGCGCCTGAAAGGGCTGTATCGCATCGTCCCGTCCGGCAAGATGATCGTCGGTCTGCGCAAGAACGTCGTTTACAGGGCAAGCTCGGCCGAGGCCAAGAGCGCGCACGGCGGTAGCCCGCTGGTTGCCATCCTCGACGAGGTTGGCCAGATCAAGGGCCCGCACGACGACTTCGTGGAAGCTATCGTCACATCGCAGGGCGCGTACGGCGACAAGGCGATGATCTTCGCCATCTCGACGCAGGCGGCAACTGACGGCGACCTGTTCTCGCGCTGGCTGGATGATGCCGAGACGTCGAAGGCACCACGCACGGTATCGCACGTCTACACCGCTCCGGCTGATTGTGACGTCCTCGACGAGGAAGCGTGGAGAGCTGCAAACCCTGCACTTGGCAAGTTCAAGTCCGTTTCGTCAGTGCGCGACGACGCAGAGCGCGCGTCCCGTATGCCAACAGAAGAGGCCAGCTTTCGTTGGCTACATCTCAATCAAAGGATTGATGCGAATGCTCCGTTTGTGTCGCCGGCTATTTGGCGAGCGTGCAACGCTCGAATTGTGGACTTTGATGGTCTTCCTGTCTTTGGTGGGCTCGACCTTTCTGAGGTAAGCGACTTGACTGCTCTGGTGCTGATGGCGCCGAAAGAGCAGGAGGGTAAGACCGTCTGGCACGTGAAGCCGACGTTCTGGTTGCCGGGAGACGGCATCCGAGCCAAAGCCAAGGCCGACCGGGTGCCGTATGACATCTGGCACAACGACGGCCACCTCGAAGCAGCACCTGGCAAGACTGTCGACTATGAGTTTGTTGCGCATTACCTGCGCGATCGGTTCGAAGAGATGGACATCCGCAAGATCGCCTTCGACCGCTGGAACTTTCGGCACTTGAAGCCGTGGTTGCAAAAGGCCGGTTTTACCGACGATCAGCTTGAAGGCGACGACGCCGTTTTCCAGCCATTCGGGCAGGGATTCCAGTCGATGTCTCCGGCTCTTCGTGAGCTCGAAAGCATCATCCTAAACGGTAATCTGGCTCACGGCGACCATCCCGTGCTGACGATGTGCATGATGAATGCGACCGTCAAGCCAGATCCTGCCGGCAATCGAAAGCTCGTCAAACATAACCGCGAGCGCCGCATCGACGGCGCGGTCGCCCTGGCGATGGCGACAGCGATGGCTGGAACCTACGAGGGCGGCGACAGCGGTGACTTGGACGACTTCATCAACAATATCATTTCTGTCACCTGGTGACGGGCAACCTAGTGGTGAGGCCTGATGGGCTTTTTTGAGAGATGGGTCGGAAGGCCTATCAAGCTCACCGACGGCGAGTTCTGGCGAGGCTTCTTCGGCCTCGGCACCACGTCCGGGGAGACGGTAACAATTGAGAGCGCACTCTCACTTGATGCGGTTTGGGCGTGCGTCAACCTCGTGCAAAACGCGGCCGGGACTCTTCCTTGCATCGTTTACGGCGAGGACGGCGTCACGGTCGATAAGAATGCTCCGCTATACGAGCTTCTGCACGACATGCCGAACATGGACGACACTGCGCCAGAGTTCTGGTCGATGGCGGCGATGTGCCTGTTGCTCGACGGCAATTTCTTCGCCGAAAAGAAGATGAACGGCGAGCGCCTCGTTGCACTTAATCCGCTTCACCCTTTGAACGTGGACGTGTGTCGCTCCAAAGATGGGCGGAACACGCGCTACTACGAGGTGACGGAAGACGGCAAAAAGCGCCGAGTGCCAGAAGGCAAGATGTTTCACGTCCGCGGCGTCCGTTTGCCTGGCTGTGATCGCGGCATGTCGCCGATCGGCGTGGTGCGCAATACGGTCGGGAGCGCATTGGCAGGCGAGAAAGTCGCTGGCCGGATGTTCAAGAACGGCCTGCTTTCTTCGCTTATCGTTAGCTCGGATCAGATCCTGAAGCCTGAGCAGCGTAAGCAGATATCAGACACGCTGACGCAGTTCGCCGGTGCCGAAAAGGCTGGCGGGGTGACGGTACTGGAGGCCGGCTTCAAGCCGTATCCGATGTCGATCAACCCCAAGGATGCTCAATTCCTTGAGGCGAGGCAGTACAGTGTCGAGCAGATCTGCCGCATCTTCGGTGTGCCGCCAGTTATGATCGGGCACGCAGCCAACGGCACGACCACCTGGGGCAGCGGCATCGAGCAGCTGATCCTCCAATTCACCAAGACCTGCATGCGGCCGATGCTCAAGCGCATCGAAGCGGCAATCTATCGCGACTTGCTCGACGCAAAGACCAGGAAGACCATGAAGGTGAAGTTCAACATGGAAGAACTCTTGCGCGGCGACAGCACGGCGCGGGCAGAATTCCTGTCGAAGATGGTCACGAACGGCATTTACCTCGTCGATGAGGCTCGGTCTTACGAAGACAAGGCTCCAGTGGACGGCGGCAACAAGGCCATCGTGAATGGCACGATGACGCGACTCGATACGCTCGGCAGGACCGAAACTCCGGCGCCAACGCCAGCAGCACGCGCTGCATAAGGGAAAATCATGAAATTTGAACACCTGATTTCGGCCTTTTTGGCCGAACCTTGGGCTATTCAGCGCGAAAAACTGGGCGTTTTGGCTGATGTTTTGGTCGCTCGAGCCGAAGGCGAAAAGCTGTTTTCCACCGAGTTCGCCGCATCTATCGACGAGGCGCGAGCCAAGGAAATTGCTGAGAATAATGGCAGCGTCGCAATAATTCCTGTTTACGGGGTACTGGCGAACAAAATGGACATGTTCTCCGCCATGAGCGGCGGAACTTCCTACGCTGGCATCAAGAAAGCGCTGCATTCAGCGCTTTCGAACGAGGAGATCAAGGCTGTCGTTCTTGACATCGATAGCCCTGGTGGCACGGTGCCTGGCACAGACGAGCTTGCAACGGAAATCCGCAAGCTACGCGGCGGCGAAAAGCCAATCATTGCGCAAGTCAACAGCCTTGCGGCCAGCGCAGCCTACTGGATTGCGGCGTCGACCGACGAAATCGTTGTCACGCCTTCCGGCCGAGCTGGATCGATCGGGGTCTACACCGCGCACGACGACCTGTCCGCCGCTCTTGAGCAACGAGGCATCAAGCGCACGTACATTTCCGCCGGCAAGTACAAGGTTGAGGGCAACGAGACAGAGCCCCTTGGCAAGGACACGTTGGCCCATGTGCAGGATGGTGTGACCTACTCCTATAATCGCTTCATCGCGTCCGTTGCCGAAGGACGGGGCGTGACGGTCAGCAAGGTCGAGGAAGATTACGGGCAAGGCCGTGTTTTCTACGCCCAGAAGCTCAAAGACTTAGGCATGGTTGATCGCATCGAGACGCTCGATGAGACCCTTACCCGCTATGGTGCAGACGCGGAGCCGGCGCCGGTAAGGCGCATCAAGGCCGCGAACGCCGCAAAGGCTGAGGCCGCACAAACGCTGGTCGCGAAGATGACGGCTGGCGAGCAAATCACAAAACGCGAGTTCGAAAACGGCATCAGGGGACTGATGGGGTTGTCGGGCTCTGAGGCAGAGCGGGCCGCTCGGCTCTACCTCAAAGATGGTCAGGGGGCTCCTGACGTCGAGACGGATGCTGCTGCTTTGGCAGCCATAAACCGGCTTTTGGCCGAAGCAAAAACACCCCTCATTCAATAAGGAGCCTTTCATGGCCGAACTTGCAGAAAAAATTGGCGAACTTGGCGCCTCCCTCGCATCCATCAAGGAGCAGGTCGGCAATCTCGCCACCGACTTCACCTCGAAGCTTGCCGCAAACGGCGAAGTTTCGGCAGAGCTGAAGGAAAAGACCGACAAGGCACTTTCCGAACTCGGCGACGTCACGACTCGCCTTTCCGATATGGAAAAGCGCGCGGCACGCGAGCGGGAAAACGGCGAAGACGAGCAGAAGTCGCTTGGCGACCTCGTCATCGATTCCTCTGAGTTTAAGGCTGGTATGCTCACCGGCGCGTCGCGTGGCTCAATCCGCGTGAAAGCTGACCGCGCTGCCATCACCTCGGCCAATACCACTGTCGGTGCCGGCCGCTCTCAGGGTACCTCTCTGGTTCCCGGCGCGCGCGTTCCTGGCATCTTTGGTCTGCCTGAGCGCCAGCTGACGATCCGCGACCTGGTTCTGCCTGGTCAGACTGCTTCGAGCTCGATCGAATACGTCAAGGAAACCGGCTACACGAACAATGCGGCGCCGGTCGCTGAAACGACTGCGAAGCCTTATTCGGATCTGACGTTCGACATGACGTCCGCGCCGGTTCGCACCATCGCGCACCTGTTCAAGGCCTCGCGCCAGATCCTGGACGACGCGCCCGCGCTTCGCTCCTACATCGACGGCCGCGCTCGCTACGGTCTGCGCTTCGCCGAAGAAAATCAGCTGTTGAATGGCTCTGGCACCGGCCAGAACATCCACGGTCTGGTTCCGCAGGCAACCGCATTCAACCCGGCATTCGCTGCCGCAGACGAAACAGGCATCGACCGTCTCCGTCTGGCTGTTCTGCAGGTCGTTCTCGCTGAGTATCCGGCGACCGCGTTCGTTCTGAACCCGATCGACTGGGCGAAGATCGAGCTGACCAAGGACGCCGGCGGTAACTACATCATCGGCAACCCGCAGGGCTCGCTCACTCCGACGCTCTGGAACCTGCCAGTCGTTTCGACGCAGGCGATGGCCGCAGGTGAGTTCCTCACCGGCGCCTTCAGCTTCGCAGCCCAGATTTTTGACCGCATGGAAATCGAGGTTCTGCTCTCGAGCGAGAACGTCGACGACTTCGAGAAGAACATGTTCACCATCCGCGCTGAAGAGCGCCTGGCGTTCGCAGTCTATCGCCCCGAGTCCTTCGTGACCGGCGATGTCGAAGGTGCCTGATTGATCTGAGGGGAGCTTCGGCTCCCCTTTCCTTGAAAGGGAGTGAACATGACCGATTTTCTTGAAGTCAAAGCCAAGCGCACGTTCGCTGTTGGCAAAGAACTGAAGACCAAAAAGAGCGATCCATTCAAGGTCGAGGCGGGCGAGGCCAAGCAGCTCGATGAGCTGGGCCTGGTCGAGATATTGGGCGAGGCGAAGGCCGCCGTTGAAGACGACGCCGCGGATGAAAACGATGACAAGCCGGTGATCTCCTCTGCTCGCTCAACGAAGAAGAAGGACAAACCCGATGCTGTCAACGAAGGTTCGTAAGCGTAGGGTCGCATCCTATATTGGCGCCGGCATCGTGAACGGTATCGGCTCGCCGGTGAATTCCGTTGCACCGGCAATCACAGGCACGGCGCAGGTAGGCCAGACGCTAACTTCGTCCACGGGCACGTGGTCCGGCTCGCCGACCTACACACGGCAGTGGTTAGCGGCGGGAGTCGCTATTTCAGGCGCAACCGGTGCGACTTACGTTCCCGTTGTGGGTGACGTTGGTAAGGCTATCACGGTTCGCGTCACAGCCACAAATGACAAGGGCAGCGTGCCTGTCACAAGCGCGCCTACCGCTGCAGTAGTGGCGGCCTAATATGGCCATCGTTGATCTCGGAACAGTCAAGAAGCATCTCCGCGTCTTTCACGATGATGAAGATGTGGAGATCGGCCTCTATCGCGACGCAGCCGAAAGCATCGTAACGCAGCATCTGGACCGCGAAGTGGTAGCCGCAGGCGAAACACCAACGGCGGCAGACGGCATTGTGGTCACACCAGCCATCGTGTCGGCAATTCTGCTTGTGACTGGCGATCTTTACGAGGTTCGCGAGCCAGACCCGAAGGCAACGGGCGACGCGGTTCTTCCGCGCGCGGTGCGGTTGCTTCTGGCACCATGGCGTGTCTGGCGAACAGTGGCTGATGACTATGTGGCTCCGCTTCCATAAACCGTTCGACTGGCGCCAACCTGGCTTCACCATTGCCTATCCGCCCGGTCTCTACAATGTCACGCGGCAATGCGCTGCTGCTGCGATAGCGGCTAAGGCCGCCGAACCCACCAAGGATCGACCGAATGCCAAAACGCAAGAGGGCGGGTGCAGGCTCGCTGAGTGAGCGCATCGGCTTTGAGGCCGAGGTTGAAGGCGATGATGGGTATGGTGGGGTAGTGGTTGGCTTTCAGGAGCAATTCGTTGAGCCTGCCAGACTAGAACCGCGTGTCGGCAGTGAGACTGTCATCGCCAGCCGCCTCCAAGGAATCCAGCCATTCACCATGACTGTCCGCAGCAACGAGCGAACGCGCACCATTACGCCGGCTTGGCGGGCGCGGAACAAGCGTTCTGGTGTGCTCTACGCAATCAAGGCTGCGGTCAACATCGATGAGCGCAACCAGTGGATCGAGCTGCTTGTGGTGCAGGGGGAGGCGGGATGACTATTCGTGGCCTCGACAAACTCAACCGCAAGCTCAAGCAGCTGCCGGCCGCTGCCGAAAAGCGCATCAAGGAAGCCATGGGGCAGGGCGCCGACGAAATCGTCGCTCTCATGAAGTCGCTAGTCGCTGTTGATAGCGGCGAACTGCGTGACAGCATTGGCTGGACTTGGGGCGACGCTCCAAAATACAGCCAGAAAATTGCCACGGTTAAATCAGCCGATGGCAAGCTGATTATCACGATCTACGCCGGTAACAGCAAGGTGCGCTACGCACACCTCGTGGAGTTCGCCACCAAGGCGCACGAAAACGGCGGACTATATGCCGGTACCCAGCACCCAGGCACCAAGGCACAGCCATTCTTCTTTGTCTCTTACCGAGCACTGCGCCGACGGACCAAGTCTCGCATCACACGCGCGATCAACAAGTCTGCGAAGGAGGTGGCTTCCGGTGGCTGATCCAGTTCTCGAGTTACAGGGCGCCATCATTACGCGCCTCAAGGCTATGCCAGCCGTTACCGCACTTGTTGGGGCTCGGATTGGGGACATTCCACAGTCCACATGGACTAAGCCGTACATCAGCATTGGCCCTTCCAATTATGTGGCCGAGCTAGTCGATTGCATAGACGGCGGCGAGGTGATGATCCAAGTCGATTGTTGGTCAGACGCCACCGTCCTGTCGCAGGTAAGGCAGGTCGCTGACGCGGTGCGCCGTTCACTGCGCAACTGGGATCCGCCATTGGCAACTAATGCCTTGGTTTCATTCGAGCCTTGGCGCACGGATTTCATCATAGACGGCGCGATCAAACAGGCGTCGCTTCGGTACACGGCGATCATCGAAGAGCCGTAGCGCTCCACCCTTTACCCGACATTTCAGGAGGCCTTTATGGCTCAAGCAACCACCATCAAGGGGGGCAAGATTCGTGTGCTCCTCGGCAACGATGCCGACCCGATCGTCTACACCGCACCATGCGGTTTCACGCAGCGATCGATCACGCTAAATAAGGGCCTCGAGGAGGTTAATATTCCCGACTGTAACGACCCCGACAAGGTCGACTGGGTCGGCCGCGACGCTACTTCTCTTTCTATGGCGATCTCAGGCGAAGGCGTGCTTGCGTCGGAAAGCGTCGATACATGGCTGGAAGGCTTTGAGAGCATCGAGAGCATCCCCGTGAAGGTCGAATGGGAGTTTCCCGCAAAGACGATCACCTGGACTGGCCGCATGCATATCGAAAGTATGGAGGTCGGCGCCAACAACGGCCAGCGCGCAACCAACAACGTCTCGCTCCAGAGCGACGGCGAGATGGTCCGCGTCACAACGCCAGTCACGCCGTAATGCGGGATGCGCGTATCGAGTTGACCATCTGGGACGGAGACTACGAATTCCGTCTCGGATGGGGAGAGATCGCACAGCTTCAGGAAAAGTGCGATGCAGGGCCGCTCGTGATACTGCACCGTTTGGAGAACAGCCTGTGGCGCTCTGAGGATATAGAATGCACCTTGCGACTAGGTTTGATAGGTGCGGGCAGGAAGCCGGAAGAGGCAACAAAGCTTCTAAAAGAGCACGTCAAACCAAGGCCTGTGGGGGAGTATGCATTGGCCGCGCAGGCTGTGCTTTCCGCGGCGGTGTATGGCGCCCCTGATGAGATCGTGGGGGAGCAAGACGCAGCAAGTCCAATCGACAACAGCTTGACGACCTCCCTAACGGAAAGCTGAGATTTGCTGCGATCTACGGTACAGGGGCTGTGATGGGGTTTACCCCTCAGCAAGTCAATCTAATGTCCATGTGGCAATTTATGGCGGCAGTCGATGGATACGTCGAAGCAAACACCGCTGATGATGGATCTCTTACGACCAAGGAAATAGATGAACTATGGGACTGGCTTTAACGGCCAGTCTTGTGAAGCTCCTCGTACATGCAGTCTGCCCGCGACTTGCCTGGCTCCGCAACCGCACACTTCTCGGTTTTACGATCATCTTTCGCTTCAAGGCATTTCTGCATCTCTGCCGCATCCTTGATCGCCAAGCATTTCGAGTTCCTGTCTGACTGAGCCGCACCAACCGTTGCGACCAATGAAATGCAGGCCGAAAAAATCAGGGTTTTCATACAAAGCCTCCCGTTGCGACACCCACTCAGTAAGGCATTTCAGAAATGGCGCAAGACTTAGAGCGTCTTGTTGTGCAGCTGTCGGCTGACATCAAGAAGTACGAAAATGCCATGGCTAAGGCGATGGGAACAACCCAGAAGCGTGCGAACGAAATCGAACGTCGGTTCCTTTCGATGAATGCCAAGGTGGAGAAATCCTTCGCAGGGATGGGCAATCGCATATCGTCTTCCCTTGATGTGGCGCTGAGGTCGACTGTAGCTTTGGCTGGCACAGCGCTCAGCGTTCAGGAAATTTCACAGTACGCCGACGCTTGGACGGAGGCGGGGAACAAGATTAGCGCCGCCGCTACATCGGCTGGTGTGCAGGCAAGGTCGCTGAATGAGCTGAAAGACGGCGCCAACGAGGCCCGTACCGCGTTTGGCGACTACGTAGATCTATACGCTCGCCTCATAAGATCCGCGTCAGGCGTGGCAAAGTCTGAGCAGGAAATCGCTACTGCAACCTCGATCGTCTCTAAGGCATTCAAGGCTGGCGGTGCGTCTGCGCAGGAGCAGGCAGCAGGGATATTGCAGCTCGGTCAGGCTCTCGGCTCAGGCGTTCTGCAGGGAGACGAACTTCGCTCTCTTCGTGAAAACGCACCGATCCTGGCGCAGGCAATCGCGAACGAATTCAAGACGACTATCGCCGGCCTTAAGCAGCTCGGAGCCGAAGGCAAGCTAACTTCCGATCGAGTTTTTGCTGCAATTTTGAACGCTCAAAAGCCAATTGAGGCTCAGTTCAAGGCAACAAATTCAACGATCAGGGACGCGGTAACGCGTATCAACAACGAGTTTACAGCGTACATTGGGAACACAGATGCATCTGCCGGTGCTACCGGAAAGCTTGTTGAGGCACTGAACTACCTCGCAGACAACTTCAAAGAAGTAGGCGATGTCGTTCTGCAATTCATCACCATCATCACTGGCGCACTGGTTGGGCGCGCGCTTGTAGGCGTGGTCGCGGGTCTTGGAAATGCGGTAGCTGCACTTGGCGCGTTCATCACCGCGGTTCGAACTGGCACGCTTGTAGCTGGCGGCCTTGCCGCCGCGCTCGGTCCCATCGGCTTGATCGCTGGTGCTGCCGCAGCCGCTATCTATTTAATGGTCGATAGCGCCAATGCGACAGACACGGCAATAACAAATGCGAACGCCGCCATCTCAAGTCATGCGGCAGCCCTTGATGAGGCGAAATCATCATCTCAAGGCTACACTACAGCCCTACGAGACCAGATAAAGATGCAATATGAGGCCGCAAAAGCCTCGTTTGATCTTGCATATGCAGAACTTAATGCAGCCCGCGCTCGCGCCGAAAACTTTCGCACCATGACGAAGGCTCTGACCGGCTACGAACTGAGTTTCGACCCCTTCGACTATGCGGCGCGAACCGCCGATGATAAAGCGACTGCAATCGGGAAAGCCGCCCTTAATCTCAGGGCTCAGCTTGAGCAAATCGACGCCGAAATCGCCAAGCAGCCCACTGGTTTTGGCGCGGGCATTGGCGCAGCACCTGCCGAGAAGTCCAAAGTACCAAAGAAGACCGCTGACGATCGCTTCCGCGAAGATATTCAGGCCATAAAAGACAGGACGGCAGCCCTTATCCAGGAGCAGTCGACGGTGAGCCTTTCATACCAAGAGCAAGAGAAACGTCGTCTATCGCTTGATCTTGAACAGAGGGCACTGGCAGACCTTCGTGAGGAAGCCAGAAAGAAGGGACAGACAGACCTAGAGAGCGTTCAGCTTTCGGCGCAACAGAAGAAAACTATTGATGAGGTTTCATCGGCTTACGCCAAACAGGCTGACGCGCTACGCCAAGTGGAGGAAGCACAGCAGCGTGCGGAAAGCTCAGCGCAGGAGTTCTACGATGCGGCCAGAACTGGCTTTGCAGATGTGATCACTGGGGCGCAGAGTTTGAGTGAAGCTCTCTCGGGGCTGCTGAACAAGCTTGCTGATCTTGTTTTGAATAGTGCGTTTGATTCACTCATGGGTGGATCAAAGTCGACGAGTAGTGGCGGATGGCTTACGAAGCTGTTTTCTGGCTTTGCAGATGGCGGCTACACCGGCGACGGCGCCAAGTACCAGCCTGCTGGAGTCGTGCACAAAGGCGAATACGTCTTTGATCAGGCTGCAGTTAGAGCTGCTGGCGGTCCTGCGGCGATGGAAGCCATGCGGCGAAATCTTAAAGGCTATGCCAATGGCGGGCCGGTAGGCATTTCGGTGCCAAGCGTACCCAGTTTGAGATCGATGTCCGCGCAGTCGGCGGGTGTCGTCGTCAACTTCAATCCGGTCGTCGACAATCGTGGCGCCTCCGTCGAGGCGGTCGCGCGTCAGGAAAAGGCGCTAGCCAAGATGCAGGGCGAACTCCAAAGCCGCGTTGAAGCTGCTGTTCGGTCGGCTCAGAAACGAAACGTGAAGTTGGGGTAGGGGTGAAACCCTACCTCACTTGCCATTACGAACGCGCTCGGAGTTTGTCAGCGCTTCCCCAAGCCTGCCTAGAGTTTCCTTCATCGCTTGTTCTGCGGATTGGGTTAGCGATTTTGCCCCACCCTCACACGCCAAGCCGGCGTCTGACTGACCATTGCCGTCGCCAGAAACGGTTGTGCCAAGCAGTCTTCCTGATTGACCATCAACGGTGATTGAAGCCGCAATTTCGACCTCTGTTTCCATACCTGCCACCCAAAAGCCGGGTACGACGCGAAGGCGCGCGTTAACGTCCTCACCCTTCACGATGATCATTCCCTTGGCGCCTCTCGCCTTCAACTCGTCCCGTCCGACTGGAGCCTGAACAACTTCAAGTTCGGCCACGAGGTTCGCGAACGTCTGTCTAACCGATCCAGAGAAGCTACTTGATAATGCTAGTGGGAACGTGTGGGCCGCGCAGTTGTAGTCTGAAGGCTTGATTGATTTATCTAGCTTCGATCCATCAACGAACAATAGGTACTTGCCCGGAAGCTTTCCTTCATATGACGAGTAAACGTTGTACGTGGCCACGGTAAGTGGCTCGGCCTTGTATTGGCAAGATGCCAGTAGGGCGGCAAGCAAAGCCGCAGCAATATTTATCTTTTTCATGATTTCCCCAGTCAAACCCGATGAGCATAAAAGCACTTCGTGGTTGCAATGTCGATTGGGATGACAGGGAATCCACAATGACAATCACATACCCGCTCCCAACGTCGTTTTTCGACGATTTCCCGGGCTGGTCGACAGAGTTTGAACCGCTTTGGCGGCAAGAATATTCGCGCACAACCGGCGGACAAACGATCGGTAAGGATTTCGGTTCTCCGCTTTGGAAGATGACGGCTCAATCAAAGGCGCTACGGCCAAACGATGTCGACTACTGGAGAGCTCGGATCATGAGCCTCGAAGGCGTCCTGAAGACCTTTCTGGCATTTCCAAAGTCTCGCTGTTTCCCTGTCGCGTACCCGAACGGCAGTTGGCCAACCGGTGGCGCGTTTAGTGGCGTAGGGCAGGTGGATACGATTGCGAGTAACCGCAAGGCAATCTCACTCTCTGGTCTGCCCGCTGGCTATCGGGTTTCGGTCGGCGATTATATCCAGATCGGCGACAATGACCTGCACATGGTGATGGAGCCTATGACGGCCAACGCAGGCGGTGTGACAGCGCAGTTTGAGGTTCGTCCGCACCTTTGGCCAGGGGTTACGGCTCCTGTCGCTGCGAAGCTAGTCCAGCCCTCCTGCGTAATGACGATGCTTCCCGGGTCGGTTTCAACTACCGCAGACAAAGACACTGGACGAGCCGTAGTCACGTTTCAGGCAATCGAGTCCCGCTAAAACTTCCCTACAGGAAACCAATGAGAAACATCTCAGCAGAAAACCTTGCTGCGCTTGAGGCGCGGCAGCTGGTGGCGCGTGACTTCATTTGGTTTGTCGCGCGTGACCGAGCAACTGGTGCGCCTGTCACTGATGGCATGTGGTCGGACGTCGGTAACGTGTCGGCCGCCATCGTCCACCCGGATACAGGCTTGCCGGTCACTCGTGACTGGTACGGCTCCGGCACGCTCGTGCAGATCGATGACATTCCGCTCGTCGCCAACCTGTCGGTGCAGAACGTCAACATCCGCCTGTCGCAGGTCAGCGAGCACGTCCAGACGCTGGTGCGGCAGTACGATTGCAAGCAGGCACGTGTCGAGATTTACCGAGGCCTGTTTGATCCGGACAGTCGGCAGATGGTGGCGCCGGCCGAATGCCGCTTTGTTGGCTTCGTCGATACCATCACGATCAACACGCCCTCTGAAAACGAAGAGGGCAGCGTGACGATGGTTTGCGCCAGCCACACGCAGGAGATGACACGCTCCAACCCATCTACACGCAGCCACGCCACGCAGGTGCTGCGACAGGCAGGTGATGCATTCTACGCCGATGCTGACACCTCGTCCGAGTGGGAGTTCTTCTGGGGCTCTGAAAAGGGCAAGGTAGCCACGCAGCCGAAGCGCAAGAAGTTTCTCGGGATATTCTGATGGACGTTCGCCCCGCAATCGCTAGGGACCGCGACCGCGTGGTTGCGCTCCTGCGAGAGAGCCATGAAGCGGCCGGCTTCACGTTTCCATTCCAGGCGGCCTACGCCGATCAGCTATTTCAACAACATATGGCCTCTCCAAAGGCGTGCGTCTTCGTCGCGGGCAACCCTGCGCGTGGCGTCCTAATGGCGGTAGCATTTGAGCACCCGTTCGGCGCTGGTCGCATCGCCAAGGAAACTGTGTGGTTTGTGACGCCAGAGGCCCGGGGACGTGGCGCGATCAAGATGCTCGATGCCTATGAGGTGTGGGCGCGATCGCTCGGCTGCGTCTCTGCCGGCATGGCGTCTCTCGCCACAAATGACGTCTCCCGCCTCTATGAGCGACGCGGCTATAGCGCTGTCGAAACACACTTCATGAAGCCGCTCTAGCGGCTACGCGCGCGGATAGCGCAGCGCATCCCAAGGAAAATCGATGGCTATTTTTTCTGGTATCGCGACCGCGATATCCGGCGCGATCTCGGCTGTCTCTAGTTTTATTGGCGGCCTCGGCGTTGTTGGCTCTTTCCTGCTGAAAACGGCCGTAGGTGTCGGCGTCAGCCTGCTCGCCCAGTCGCTAGCTGGCAAAACCAAAGACCCGACTTTCTCCATCAACGGCACACTGCAAGGCGGAGGCGATATCTCGCGCTCCTTTATCCTCGGTCGTACTGCGACTGCTGGATCTCTCGTGTTCGTCAATACCTGGGGGCAGGATGGCGACACGCCCAACGCGTATCTGACGCAGGTTATTGCCCTGTCGGACATGCCGATCCGTGGCCTTGCCGAAGTCTGGGTCAACGGTGAGCGCGTCACGCTCGGCGGGCTGACGGATCGTGGCTATGCCGTCAACGAGTATCCGGACAGCCTCTGGGTCAAGTTCTACGACGGCACGCAAACGACGGCTGACAGCTTCCTGTTTACCTCGGTGTCGAACGGCAACAGATGGTGGAACCCTGACCGCATCGGGCGCGGCGTTGCTTATGCGATCGTCACGGCGCGCGTCTCGAAGAACATGTTCTCGGGTGTGCCGTCCTTCAAGTTCGTGCTTGAAGGCATGCGCCTCTACGATATCTCGCGGGACAGCACGCAAGGCGGCGTCGGTACCCATCGTTATGCCGATCCCGCGACGTGGGGCGGCGACGGCGACTTCCTGCCGGCGGTGCAGATCTACAATCTGCTGCGCGGCATCACCTATAACGGTCAGTGGTTTTACGGCCTGCAGAACATGGCAGCGGCGCGACTTCCTGCTTTGGCGTGGATTGCGCAGATTGAGAAGCACCGGGCCGGCACGCTCGAATCCACGGGATGGGTTAACACCTATCGGAGCGGTGGGGAAGTTCAGGTTGATGCACCACTGACGTCTGCCGTTGAGGCGCTGCTCACAGCCTGCCAAGGCAAGATCTCGGAAGTTGGTGGCGTCTACTACCTGCATTCTGGTGCTCCGGATGCTCCGGTTATTGCATTCACCGACGATGATATTTTGTCGACTGAAGAGCAAGAGTTCACACCGTTTCTTGGATTGGCGGACACCATCAACGGTGTTTCGGCAAACTATCCTTCTCCGCAAGACGGCTGGGTATCAAAGACTGCGCCGCCGCTCTATCGGATTGACCTTGAAGCGATAGACGGCAATCGCCGTCTGATGGCCGACGTCGACTTGAACTTTGTTCCGTATGCGGAGCAGGTACAGCGGCTGATGAGGTCGGCGCTCGAAGAGGCTCGACGCTTCCGCAGGCACACGATTGTCCTGCCTCCGCGCTTCTGGGCCTACGCGACGCCGGGGACGGTGTTCTCGTGGACTTCCGAACGTAACGGCTACATCGCGAAACTGATGCGCCTTGATGGTGTTGCAGATCGCGCCAATCTCGATGTCATGGTCGACATCACTGAGGTTGATCCAGCCGACTACGATTGGAACACGAACGCCGATTTCAAGCCTCCTGTTGATGGGCAGATTGGGGTCATTCGACCGACGCCGCAGGCGATTGTCGAATGGTTCGCAGAACCCGCCACAATCAAAGACGCGGCGGGTGACGATAGGCGACCTGCCATCCGGCTGACATGGGATAATAGCGACGGTCGCCTCGATGATGTCATTGGCATTGAGTATGAGGTCCGGCTTCAAGCCACGCTTGAAAAGGTAAGCGAGGGCCGTACCGACCAGCCACAAGTCGGTTCAATGCTGATCTCGCAGAGCCTTCTGCCCAATGAAAGCTACGTCGTTCGCGGTCGCTATATTCCCGGCGGAGACAGGCCAGTTTTGTGGTCTGGATTTATCCCGGTCATTACACCGAACGTCCTGCTCTCTGACAAGGATGTGTTCGTCGACGTCGATCTTTCCGGCGTCGATCAGCAGTTATCCTGGCTATACGACAACGCGAGATCGGCTAAAGACCGGATACAGGCGCTCATTGCCTCACAGCTTGAACTGCCTGTCGTTGCAATGGAGCATAGCGAATTCATCCGCCGCAGTCTGTCTTTGGCGCTTGGTAACGCTCGCGCCGATTACAATGAGAAGATCGAGATTGCGGTCACTGAAACGGCAGCCGTAGGAACCAAACTCGAAGAGCTAACCGTCAGTGTCAACCAGAACGTTGCCTCGCTCACCAGTCAGATTCAGGTCGCAGTCGATGGCACACAAGCCATCGCAACGCGGGTGGACGGACTAGAGGTTTCTTTCAACGGCTCTATAGCCAGCCTCACCAGCCAAGTCATCGCTGTTGCTGACGCCAATCAGGCGTTGGCAGGCAGGGTTGATGAGATTGAGGTCGAGTTTGGCGCCGCCACAGCTGGACTTTCGTCAGATATTCTCGTGGTTGCCAATGCAACATCAGCATTGGCAACGCGGACCGATACGCTCACGGCGGCATTGGGTGGCAACTCGGCACAAGTGAGAGTGAAATGGGAAGCTAACGCCGGTCCGACAGGATACGATGCGCGTTTCGGTATCGTGACCGTCGTCAATGATGGGTCGACAAGAGCCGCATCATTTATGATGGATGCACCTTCCAGCCCGTCATTGCCAACCCGCATCCTCATGCAGGCGGATCAGATCCTCATGTATGGAACTGATCCTTCCTCTCTAAAGCGCCCATTCGTCTTCCAGAGTGGCGTTCTTTATCTCGACGACGTTCGCGTCAACAGCCTGTCGGCACTGTCCGGTGAGTTGGGCAATGTCAATATTGAGAATGCGATTGTTGGCAACCTACAAGTTGGCACGTCTAACATCCAACCCGGCGCAATCACGAGGGTGGATAGCAACTCTCGAACGGACACAGGGACGTTTGACGTCACTGTCAGCCACGGCCAAGGCTCTCCGACTGTGCGCCTTGATATAGTTAGCAAGCTGATATCTGGCGGCACGGTCAACGGGAAGTCTCAGATCGTTACGCAAAACATCACCAATGGTGGCGAAGTCAGTAACTTCTGCATCTTCAACTCGACGGCTGATTCCAGCGGATTCCGCTACGTTGGGAGCGATATCGTTCTCTATACGCCTTCGTCCGGTCAATCTTCCACTACGTTCAGAGTCACCGTTTCTGGCGGTCCGTTCCTCGGTTCGGTGGATAGGACGATTTTGATAGCATCCACCTTCAAGCGCTAAGGAAATCCCATGACAACCGGCAACACAATGCAGATCGACCCTCTGGTCGCTCTGCAAGAAGCGAACGCGCGCGAAGAGTTCTTCAAGCAGCGCAATTTGTTCCTTGGCCAATGCCTCGCGGTGCAGAAGGCAGAGAACCAGATCCTTCTCGACAAAATCAACGGCCTCGAAGCCGATCTGCGCTCGGCGCGCGGTGAAGGCAATACCATCGACGGAGAAACCGAATAATGGCGGGCGTTGCTTACTACAACACCGGTACGGCGACGGTTGCGGTCAACTCCAAGACTGTGACCGGTACCGGTACGAACTGGCTTTCTGTCGTCGGTGGACTGACGGCGATCAAGGCTGGCGACAAATTTGGCATTCATGTCGGACGGCCGATCATTATCGCATCGGTCGACAGCAACACGCAGTTGACACTTGAGGATAACTGGCCTGGTCCGGCGCAAACGAATGCGGCGTACAAGATTGAGTTGACGAGTCCTGACGTTATTGCCGTTGAGGCTATGCGAAGGGTGCTTGGTTCGCTCGGCTCTGGTGTTCTGTATGGGCTGTCTCAACTTCCTTCTACGCCAAGCAAGGCATTGACGATTGATGAGAACGGATCGGCAGCCCTTGCCGATCTTTCCCCCCTTGGGCTATCCCTGATTGCGGCGCTTAATAGCTCGTCAGCGCGTGATGTCCTTGGACTTGCCATCGGATCGAATGTTCAGGCTTACGATTTAGGCCTTCAATCAATTGCTGGCCTCACCACTAGCGCCAACCTGATGATCTATACGACGGCATCCGATACATATGCCACCACTTCCCTTACGCCGTTCGCGCGCACAATCCTTGACGATGCGGATGCCGCAGCCGTTCGCGGGACGCTTGGTGTGAGCCAAAGCGATTTAGACGCACGCTATAATCAGCTTTCGCAAACGATTCTGAACACTCAGCTTCCGGGAACGCAAACCGGCAAGAAGTTCACGACATTTACCGAAATTGCTGGACCTGCATATGCTACCGGTGGCGATTACGCCCGTATTGCGCCATCCGATTTTGGGGCGGGAAAACCCGCGTTGTATTTCTCGCATCCCGCGAATGTTCTGCAATGGAACATTGGCCTTTGGGACGGATTTACGACAGCCGGAACGATCAATTTTTCAGTCGGGGCGCTGACCCACAACTCGCAAACGATATGGACCGCAGCAAATGACGGCGCAGGGTCTGGACTCGATGCTGATCTTTTGGATGGGCAGCAGGGCTCGTATTACAGAGATCTTGCGAACTTTTCCGGAGTTTCAGCTTTCGCCCGGACCGTTCTCGATGATGCAGATGGCGCAGCGATGTACGCCACCCTCGGCGCGACACAGTCTTTCGCCTCTGACGGTTATGTGAAGCTTCCGAATGGCCTGATTATTCAATGGGGTCAAAGAAGCCCTGGAAGTGGCACCGCGGACGTCCTGTTTCCTATCGCATTCCCAAATCAGGCGTTCAGGGTGATCGTCGGAACGGATATCGACAACAACACCAACACGGAGGCTTACGTGAATTGGTCCAGCATCATGTCGCTCACCGGATTTAGGTTGAACGGGAGATTTGTTCTCAACGGCGGCACGGTTGGCGCTGGCGGCGTTCCGGCAAACTTCATAGCGATAGGAAGGTGATCAGGTGAAGAAAGCAGTTTTCAATTCTGATGGTGTCCCGCTCGCTTTTTACAGCGAGGAAATCCATGGGGAGAATATCCCCGTTGAGGCCATCGAGATAACCGATGAACAATGGGCCGACTTGGCGGCGGGCTGTGGCACTCGCTTATGGGTGGATGGTGAGATTGTAGACTTGCCAACCTCCCCAATCGAAGTCCCGGAGCCGGTAACGGTTGTGAACAATGTGGACCTATGGTCTCGAATGACGAACGATGAGGCCGATCAGGTCGGCGCGGCCATGGATGGCCAGCCGTTCCGCGTCCGCAAGATCTTCGAAAGTGCCAGCACGTTCCGCAGCGACCATGAGCTGTGGCAGCTCTTGGTGCAGATCGCCACATCGCTTTTCGGCGCCGAACGCGCAACGGAAATCCTCGCGCCATCTGCGCAGTGATCATCGCCCGGCCAGCGTAACCCGGCACCCACAAGGAATCCCCAATGCCAATCACCAAAATCTCCACGCAGGGGAGGGCTTTCGTGCGCCTGCACGAGGGCAATCCACTTACCTGCTATCTCGACCCTGTCGGCATTCCGACGATCGGTACGGGCTTCACGATGCGCAGCGACTCCGTCCGCCGCGAGCTGGCCAAGATCGGCATCACGAAGCTTGTGCCAGGTAAGACCAAGATCACCGCAGCGCAGAGCGATGTCATCCTCGACGCTGTTCTTGCTGCTGAATACGTGCCCGCTGTCGTCGCAGGCTCGCCTAGCGACCGCAAGCAGCATGAGCTTGATGCGGCCGCATCCGTGACGTTCAATCTCGGCGTCGGAGCTATGAACTGGACGTGGGCTGAGCTGTGGCGCAAGGGCCAGATCAAGAAGGCCGCCGCTCATCTCGCAAGCAATTACAACACTGCGAAAGGCAAGAAACTGCCCGGCCTCGTACGCCGCCGCAAGGAAGAGGCGCTTCTATTCGAGAAGGGCATCTATACCGGCGTTGGCGTGACGAAAGACGTGACGGCGGCTCCGCCGGTGCTACCGGATCCAGTTGTGAAGGAAGCGCAGGAGCTGCTCACGACTGCTGGCCTCAATCCCGGCGCTATCGACGGTTGGATGGGTGAAAAGACCAAGGCTGCCGTAATCGCCTATCAGAAGGCGCACCCGCACCTTATCGCTGACGGCATCATCGGTCCTGCCACCATCGCACAGCTTCGTCGCGACGCAGGCGCGGCAAAGGACGTGGTTACAAAGGGTGCAAGCTCTGCGGCTGGTTCTGGACTGCTTGCCTTCACTGCGGGCCTTCCATGGGGCTGGATCGCCGCAGGCGTGCTTGTGGTGGTTGTCGGCTACGTCGCCTACCGCAATCGCGATGTGATCGCACGCCGGTGGAATAGCTGGCGCGGCAAGGAGGTGGTGGTTTGATGATCATCGCCAAGCTTAAAGGCTACCTAGCCGCAATAGGCACGGCGCTCGCGATCCTCGCGGGCGTCTTTTTGTATGGCCAGCGGGCAGGGCGCACCGCGGCGAAGGACGAGCAGGCTGCGGCGAATGCCAAGGCTATCAAGAAGGCCGGGGACGTCGAGCATGAAATCAAAAATCTTGGCGACGATGATGTTGATCGTCGTCTTACTCAGTGGATGCGCGACAAGCGGTAATTACTGCGACATCGCAAAGCCGGTCCGGCCGTCATTCGAGGATAGCCTGACACCGGAAACAAAGCGGCAAATCCTCACCGAGAATGAGAAGCTGCAAAAGCTTTGCGGGGTGAAGCCATGACCGGCGCCGAAATAATGGCCGTCGCTGCCTTCTTCATTACGGTTTTTGGTTTCCTCTTCGGCCTCTGGAAGTACGTAGACGCGAAGATCAGCGCCGCAAAGATGGAGGCGTCTGGCGCCGCATCTGCGGCTTCGGCAATGGCGTCCCTTGCGAGGGAAGAGCTCGCGGCACACCGCCTGCATGTGGCGGAAACCTACGTCTCAAAGTCCGGCCTTCGCGAACAGACTGAGCAGATCATGGGCGCTATCGGCGCCGTGAAGGATGCCGTCGACAAGATGACGTTGCGCGTGGATCGCATCGTCGAAAATCAATCAAAGCCGCGCGCGACGCGGGCTTCCTGATTTAACCCGCTTGCCGAGAGGTAGGCGGGTTTTTTATTTGTTGCGAGAGCAAAACAAAACCCGCCGAGTGTGGCGGGCTAGTTGGGAAAAACCGCGCGTACTAAATACATTTCGCGCTTGGATTCAGCGTGCCATAGCAATGTAAACGGCTGGTAAAGGTCAGGCAAAAAGAAACCCTCCGGCGGGGAGGGTTCTAATCGTGCCGACTAAAGGGCACTAGGAGCAATGGGCGGAGGGGGAAAGGATCCGTCCGGCCTTAAAAACTCGCGACCTTAAATTCGGTTCCGAACAAATTAGCTATTCCACCACACGCAGCACCGGCGGCGCACCTTCAGCTCTGAACGTCTTTAGATTTACCTGCGTCATTGGGCCACGAGATGTATGCATCGTCAGGGTGCTGATATCGACGTCGAGGCCTGTCTTGTGAACTTCTTTGATCGCATCGTTTAACTGGCGAAGGGCCATTGCCAAACGTTGTTCCGCGTTCTTCTGGCGGGAAATGCGGGTTATCATTGTAGTGTCTCCTTATGCGGATAATGCGCCCAGCAATGCCAGGTGGATTTCTCGGCCTTCGATCGAGAATACCCGAAGCCGCCCCATTTCTTGCAGCCAGGATGCTCGCAATAGTGATTCTCGTGAATGCCGTCGCTATTTTTGGATTGGTCGCTCATGTTATGGTATTTCCAGTGATGTCTATCGGCTCGTTAGATGTCTCAATCAACGGCCAGCGAACTCTCTTTTTCCATTTGTCTAACGCCTCCTCAGCGGAGGAACAAAAGACCCATTCGATGAACGCGTCGGAAATATTGGGGTGGTCATACAGAATGGCAGCGATCCCCTTGCGCTGACTGAACAAAATCTCCGTTCTTGCACCGGTCGGTATGTCGTCATCGTCAGCAAGGAGTTCTGTGGCAACGTAACCGGTGAAGGCTGTGAGGTCAGAATCGCGGTCAACTTCATCTAGGATACGCGGATCAAGGTCGTCGTGGCTCGCTTTCGTTGCGCCGACGAAATCACCTTCATCCAGCGGGAATTTTGCGTATACGCCATGTTTTTCGAGCAGGTATGGACGAATGCGCATGCTTGCCTCCTATCCAAATAGATCCTGTTGCGGCCTTTCTTCCTCGACAGGCAGCAGCACAAGACCGTCATCAGGCAATGGCCGTTGAAGCGCTTTCGCCTCCTCCCACGGCGCCGTAAGCCATGTCTCAATTTCATCTTTATTTGTCAGAATGACCGGCATAGCCTTCGGGTGGATCGGTTTAACAATGCCGTTCGGGTCGGTTGTCAGGAACGCAAAAAGCTGATGATCGCCTTCGCGCGGGTTCTTCATCGATCCGCGGACGCCGTGCCAGTCCGTCCAGATGCCGGCGAAGAAGGCGAGGGGTGTTTCCTCGTTGATCGCAAACCAGCGCTTCGTCTTCCGGGGTTTAGTGTCTTCCCATTCGCAGAAGGTCGTCCACGGAACCACGCACCGGTTCTCTACCCGAAGCCACCGCCGCCAATGCGGTGACGTGACGTTGCGGATGTTGGTCACGCCGGTGTCAGGCTTGCCTTGCGTGACGAACTGAGGCGAGGGCATGCCCCACGTCAGGCCGACCAGTTCACGCCCGCCCTCACCATTGCGGACCACGGGCGCCGGCCGATCTGGATAGACCTCAACGTCTGGCTCCAGATTAAGCCGCTCCTGCATGGTGCCCACGATGTCGCGGATAGATTCCTGATTGGTCTTCACACGGTACAAATTACACATGCTCACCTCGGCATCTTGGCTACGGTGATTTTGACGTCACCCTTGGTGTTGCACCTCTTGCACTTTAGCCGCTTGGCAATATCGTCGACGGTGGTATCGGCTTTAGCCACGCGGTTCAGCTGCCAGTGCTGGATATTCGAAACGTGACCGCAGTAGTTGCACTTGGCAACGACAATCTCCCAGTTCCGTATTTCCTTGACCTTAACGGGCGAAGGCGGCGCTTGTTTCAACGCTTCCATAATGCTGCCGGAGCGAGTGTGGTATCGGAGCCTGCATCGTCCCGAGAAACCCTTCATCGGCTTTGGGCACTTGAGGACCTCCTGCGAAATTTTTTCGAGCAAAGTCGGCATCTGTAAGTCGCCAAACTCGATCATTAGTTCAGCAGTGCAGATGAATTTGAGAAGTTCGCAATCCTCGCATAAAACTCCCACAGGCTCGCCGCCGTAATCCGACAGCAAATAAACTCCTTTACCTGGCATCTCGATCAGCGTCCGGCTTCCATCCTCTCGTAAATCCCGTGCCCATCGCAGCCGTCGCCAGAGCGAGTTGCATCCTCAGATGCAGAATGTCCTCCATGAGCGTCTCAATGGCGGCGCGACTATCGCCATCATGCCATGCGATGATGTGGTCTACCGGATCAACTTCCGGCCTTTGGAATTCTGGGCGCACGTCCTCATTCTCCTTTTTCAGAGCCGCAAAACTTCCCTTGTCATGAAAAGGCGCGCGCCCGCGCGCCGGTAAATCAGTCTGGCATCAAGTCCGAAATCTGCCCATGTGAAACTAGCAGGCGCGGGTTGGCCATAGCGCCACTTTCATCATCTACAGTGACAGCGTACGCCGCCACGCCGATGTGGCGCGATGCCATTGCTCCTGCCATTTTTTCCGCGGATGCTTGGCTGGTTGCGGGTCGCATTTCGCCAGGCACAATGCCTGCGCGGCCTTTTTTAAACTGCACTACGATGATCTTTTCTTCATCGGCCACGTTGCGTACTCCTCGTTTGTTCTACAAATGTTCTCATTTTAGAGGGGAGTCAAGCGTGTTCCGCAAATCTTGACAAATTTGTAAAAAGAGTATAGCGTGAATATCGGCCTCACCAGCCGCTCGGCAACCAACCGAGACCACCACATTGGCGGCAGACGCCAGAAAGAGGGGATATCATGCTCAGACGATTCCTGCGTGCCGCATTGCGGCGTTCGCCGACAGCATTCCTTGTTGCTTTGTTTCTCGTCGTCGCCGCTACCTCCGCGGCCGCGTACGCGCTCCTTCCTCCGCCCAATTTGCCGGCGACCGAGAGCGCCACCGTCAAGCTCGTCGTCAACGACGGCCACGGTTCCGGCGTGCACATCGGCGACGGCTTTATCGTCACTGCTGCGCACGTCGTCGGCGACGCAAAAGAGGTGCAACTGAAGGTGAAGGGCGGCGCTCTCCGCAAGGCTGATGTCCTTTGGGTCAATAAGGCCAACGACATCGCACTGCTGCGCACGTCGTCGGCGGGCCTTGGATCTGCAAAGCTTGCCTGCCGCACTGTGAAGGCCGGCGATCCTATTGTTGCTTACGGCAATCCCCTACAAATCGAATTCGTTGCCGCGTACGGCAAGATTGCCGGCGAGCCTCGCAAAACAGGTCCGTGGAACGCTGTCTATGTGACCGACATCACGACCGTGATGGGCCAATCAGGCGGCGGAACCTTTGCGGACAACGGCGACCTGATCGGCATAACCGTCGGCGTCATGGCCGCTCCGATTGGCTTCTCGGGCTCGCTGGTTGGCTATGGCTATGTCGTGCCTTCGACTGCGGTTTGTGAGTTGTTGGCGCGGACATAAAGATCACCAAGGCCGACCCACCAAGCGGCCTTAACCACCACATTGAGGAGAGCGCATGCTGCCCACCGAAGAACTCCGCCGAAGAGCCGACGCCTACCGAGAACACGGCACGCTGATCAAAGCCGCCGCCGCACTTGGTATAGGCAAATCTGCGTTGCATGATAGCATTAAGCGCGCTGCCGAGGCTGGCCTGCTTGGCACGGATCCTGTTTTGCCTGGCTTCCGCATTAGCCGCATCAGCAATACACCGAGCGGCACGTTTATACAGCAGGCGCCAGAGCGCGGCGAGAGATTCGCTGTGCCGACCGGCCATGTGGTTAAAGGTGTGTCGGCTCTCGTTGATGCCGACGGGCGCGTTATTCAGCAGTGGCAGAAGACGGCGGTGGAGACAGAAGGGCAGTTGGCCGCTTTCCGCGCAATGGTCGATGGCCTCAAGGAAGACCTACCGCGCATTACCATCATGCCCGCGCCGCATCACGTCGAAGAAGATTTGCTCAACCAGTTCGTTGTAACCGACAGCCATTTCGGTATGTTGGCGCATCGCGAGGAGACCGGCGCTGACTACGATCTAAGGCTGGCCGAGCAGTTGCTGCTGGATTGGTTTGCCGCCGCTGTGGCTGGCGCTCCGCAGGCGCACACAGCCGTTCTGGCGCAGCTGGGCGATCTGCTGCACCACGATGCCCTCGAGAGCGTCACACCTGCGCACAAGCACGTTCTGGATGCTGATTCCCGACTGCACAAGGTGGTTCGTGTTGTCATCCGAACCTTGCGTCGTGTCATCGACATGCTGCTACAGAAGCACAAGCACGTTCATGTCGTCATGGCCTCGGGCAACCACGATCCAGCCTCATCAGTCTGGGTGCGAGAGCTTCTGGCGACGATCTATGAGAATGAACCGCGCGTATCGGTCGATACCAGCCCGATGCTTTACTACGCCTACAAGTGGGGAGACACGGCGCTGTTCTATCATCACGGCCATAAGCGCGGCGTGGCCCAGGTCGACGCGACACTCGCAGGCATGTTCCGTGAGATGTTCGGCGCCTCGAAATACGCCTTCGCTCACGTGGGCCACCTGCACAGCGATGAAGGACGCAAGTCGGCGCTGATGTATGTCGAGCGCCATGAGACGCTTGCCGCGCCTGATGCATATGCTGCTGGCGGAGGTTGGCTTTCTGGTCGATCCGCCAAGGTCATCACATATTCGCGCAGGTATGGTGAGGTTGCTCGATCGACGTTGCGGCCAGAGATGGTGGCGGGTCGGTATGCGGCCGCGAACGACAATGAGCCGGCGAGGGCGGTAGCTTAGGCCACCAAGCCATCCTTGAGCAAATAAGTGACTACCATCGCCCGAGCCTCTGCGTCGGAGATTTTGCACTGTTTGCTTATTTCCTCGATGGACAGGTCCGTTGCAGCGACGAGGGGGTCAGTTTCAGCGTCGTTCTGTAGAGGTCTTGATGCCTCGAACTGAACGATGAGTCTTGAGCCGCCAAGTTTAGCTTCAACGACGATCTCGGCGAAAGAACCGTTGAACTTTGATTGGGTGATCTTCATCGCGTTATCCCAGATGTTCTGACGAAACTGAACCAATTCTGACCCTAGATATCACAACCCCAATAAGGAGAAACGATGACTTTTTCACTAGTTCAAGCTGTAGCGACGAGACAGTCGAAGTCACCGAATCGCACATGCGATGATTGGTGCGAATATAACCGCCAAGAACATCACTGCTAGCAGTACGACTGCCAATGTGCCGCCAGCTTCGCCTTCGGTTTGACCGTGTCTAATTTTCAGGAAGTTCTTCATTCGGTGCTCCAGTGAAAGATTTGCTGGCACCACAATGGCAATATGGTCTCCCTACGGGTTACCGGTCAAGCCATAGATTGAAACCGTTTTTTAACCACAAGACTTTGTGTGAGGCACTTGGGAAAAACGGGGATAGGAAAAAACCTCAGCTAAATCAGATGCTTAAGATGGCATACTGAACATAAAAAATCGCGGATTACGCAACGGAAGCGCAAAACCCCACCATTTTGCGCCCAACCACCAAACTACCGAGGAGACAGTAATGAGCACCAGAGACAACATCTCTGAAATGTACCGAAATCCCTCCGTCCGCAACGCAATGCTCGCGGAGGCCACAGAACTCGCCCCAACCACCTTCGGCCCGCTCGACAAGTACGTGGCCACCAACGACAACGAACCACCCCGCACCGGCGACTTCATGCAGACCTTCACCGGCCGCAAATACTGGCCGATGGACCCGCGCCCGCACGAAGTCCACATCGAGGACATCGCGCACTCCCTCGGCCTACAATGCCGATATGCAGCTCACTGCATCAAGTTCTACAGCGTCGCCGAGCATTCAGTCCTGATTGCCCGTCACCTTGCAGCCAAGCACGCGCCAGAGGTTGCTTTGGCTGGCCTTCTGCACGATGCACCTGAGGCGTACTGCGTGGACATTCCGCGCCCGTTGAAACCGTACCTGACAAACTACCGGGCGATTGAGCAGGACAACTGGCTGGCCATCGCGGCGCGGTTTGGTTTGCCGAAGGAGTTGCCGCGCGAGGTGCATAACGCAGACAACTGCATCATCGCCGATGAGCTCGTCAACCTGCGCGAGATGCCTTGGCATGCGCGACATAACAATCCACTCGGCGTCAAGCTGCGGTATTGGTCGCCGGAGGAGGCGGAGCTCGAATTCCTGGCGACGTTTGATGCGTTGATTGCGGGGAGGGTCGCATGACCCAGTACGTCCTATTGAAACGAGACTTGTACGAGTGCCCCGGCCACCAAGGATACACCGGCATCCGCGACAAGGCGGGCCGGTGGGCTGAGGAAGAAATAAGGGCGGCAGGCTACTCCATAGGAAACGTCTACAATCATTCCTATCGAGAGCACTACGCTATTCCGATCGATGTCGCACCGGAGTTCACCAACGAGTGCTTCCATGATCTTTCTCTCGCGCACCTGCGGAGGAAGGTCGAGCGATTGCAGGAAGCGCTGACGCCGAGCGGAGCGACCAAAGCCGCGTACATCGGAGAGTTCAGCTTCGGCATCGAAGACAGAGACGAGGACGGCGATGAGTGCACCCGCAACGTCGTCGTGCCGTGGACGACAGTTAAGGAGATTATGGGTGCGATACGTGATCGGGCAGAAATGAAGGAGGCGGCATAGATGAAGCGCTTAGTTGTCCACCCAGAAGGCTGGCCTTGCAGTTACGCAGAGTGCCGACCGGGACTATTCCTGCACGGCAATATGATCGGTCTCAAGTCCGAATACGGAGGAGAGGGATACTGTGACAGCGGTGAGGCCTTCGCGAAGGTCGATGGGGACGTCCAGCCCGTCACTTACGTCTGGGAGTTTTACGAGGAATGAACATTAAACCCGGAGACGAAGTAGTCTGCATCGACGACGCCACCCTCCCGGAGCAATACCTCGGCATTCGCGCCGGGGAGACCTACACGGCGACGTGGGTGGGCATGTGCCGCACGTACCTCGGCGGCGACTACGATGGCATCAGGCTGGCTGGCGTAAACCGCGGCGTGTGCCCACAATTCGGCGAAGAGGATCCACCCTTTGCGGCCCGGCGGTTTAGGCCGGTTGTTAAGCCGAAGGTGGAGAGCAAGAAGAAGATTGAGGTGAAGGCATGACCATTACATCCAAAGATACCGGCTGCCTCACGGCGGTACCGGCGAATGATAACGTTCCGGTTCCTGCAGAGCTCGTGCCGTTGGCGGAAGCCATCGACAAGTTGCCTTCCTCCAATCCGAAGCGAGCCTTTGGCGTGAAGAAGCCGTCGGCGCAATTCGTGCCACCGGTGGCAATCATCGAGGAAAGCGTCGTGATGGCTCTCGGCGCTGCGAAATACGGTGCATTCAATTGGCAGGATGATCCGGTCGACGCCACCACGTATTACAGCGCGGCGATCCGCCATTTGTTGCAATGGTTCTCGGGGCAGGACATCGATTCAGAAAGTGGCGCGTCTCACTCGGCGCATGTTCGGGCCTGCATGGGGATTCTTCTGGATGCAAAGGCGGCAGGCACCTTGATTGACGACCGGCCAAAGTGTGCGTCGGCAAGTGAAGCTGTTGAGCGGTTGAAGGTGGCCGCCTAGCCAGCTCGCCAGTCTCCTCTGCCGTTATCTCGCATCTCCGAGACAGCTTTGTCCATTGCTTCCGCTTTAGTCAATGACGGGTCTTTTTCCATCAACCGTAGCGCCAGTTGTTCCGCGCGCTTCCATGCGCGCTCTGTCCGTCGGCGAAGAGGATGATTGGTTCCTGGTGCGTTAAATCCCATGATGACTCCCTATGGATTGCATCGCTTACAATGCACAACCCTTTATGTGCGAGCAAGCGGGTTGTTCCCTTGATCGATATCGGTTCTTAAAGTGCGAGATGCTAAATACCAGCCGCTCTTTTCTTCTGAATGAGGTAGGTGACGAATGCAGAACAAGCGCCAAGCATAAACATAGCGTCCGCTTCATCGACATCAGCATCACCCTTCTCCAAAAGCGAGTGGCGTATTCCTCCGGCGTCACTCGTGAACCCGTAAATTGATCCAAAAGCAGATTTCAACGCTGTGTGAATCACTCGGTTCTTTTCGAGAGCTGTCAGTGCAGGCCCGAGCGTATTAGTATTCGGTGCAATAGTTCTGGCGACCGATTCCACGGCGTGGATACTCTCTCTGATGGAATCGGCCCACGCACCCGCCGTAAGATTACTCATAGCATTTCTCAGATGGGAGCGAGCGCCATCCATTCCTGCCGCTTTCAATTCATTAAGAGCTTTTTGAGCGGCCGCACCTTCCTCCTCCGTAGCGAATGGAGCGATAGTGTCACCGTCAACAACTCGGTACGCGGCTCGGTTGCTGGACAAAATGAGGTTTACGCGATTGCGGAGCGAGGTGGGGCAGTTCGGATGTCTAAGGACATATTGTATGAATCCAAAGAATCTAATGTAGTCGGTCGTGAACATAACATGCTTCACGTGTGCCTTGGCAAAAGCGGTTCGAGTGTCAAATTTGTCTATGGGTTGCCGAAGCCTTTCGACATAATGGTCTTTCAGTATAGCGCTCCATGGCGGTCCAAGCCAGTTTCCCGAAGTATTTTCAAGTTCGTCGTGAAACAGTTGCCACATCTTTGCAACAAGAGCGTCTGATACTTCTTTGAGAGCTAATTGCGATGGCAACGGATCTGCGCCTTCCGCCTGCTCAAAAGTCAACTCTTTGCGATATGAAAACTCGTTATCCAATTTAGGGCCTCGCAGTCCA